TTCGTTACTTCTCTTCGGAATTTCCTATTATGGACGTTATCGCAGAAATCAAAAAGTACGGAACCATAGACTCTTTAAAAATTGTAAATCAAGCTACCGGTGAAATTATCGATTTTGATGATTATTGGCTTAAAACCTTTAAATCTGTAAAAGTTCCGCAAAAATCCGAACGTGGTTTAAGACTCGTTATAACGGGGAGAAAAAAGTGAATCGACCTGATATAGTAGAAAACGAAGTTGGACCAGAACAATACGATAACCACTGGTCGTGTAAATGTTCATATATTCAGGAACATCCATACGAAAAACACATGGTGGAAATGATAAAACGATCGGGTTACAAACCAGTTAACATTTTAGAAGTCGGTGCAGGCTTTGGTTTTACACTCATTAAAGTACTACAAGAACTTAAACCTAAAACTTATGTCGCTTACGAATTTTCGTCAGCTATATATCACATTAGAGGGCTCTTGTACAATTTTAAAAGTAATTGTGAAGTTTTTCTGTTCCAGAAAACTTTTAGGTACATACATAACCCAAAACCTTATGATTGTGTTATAGCACTAGAAATATTTGAACACATAACATGGGATTTAGAATTCATTGAAAGATTGTCACCGGGAACAAAAGTGTTTTTCTCCCTACCAAATAAACCCGGTAAATTTCATGTTAGACACTTTGAGAACGAAAAAGAAATAACGGACAGATATGAAAGTCTTCTCGATTTTGAAGAAATAACTTTTGTACCTAATAAGTGGTGGATTATTAACAGTACCAGAAAGGACAAAAATGGGAAGCCCTAATGCACAAGAATTGGAAGTTTTGGTTACTATAGCCAAAAACTGTAATTATGTTTTGGAAACTGGAAGTGGTTATTCTACGCAATGTTTATCAGCTAACGGTGTTAAAGTTGTTACGATAGATTTGTTTCCCCCCGAGGATAAATTGCGAGAAGCGTGTCCCGGGGTAACATTTATGACAGGGTGGTCTACACTTGAGTCAGACATCGTTAAGTTAGGCGACCCGATGTTTAAGAAATCCAGATACAAGGGTACACCCGATGAAAAAATCGTATATGGTTTTGAATCAATGATCGGGGAAACTGATCTTATTCGTAAGGCTCTGGAAATCTATGGTGTACCGGATTTGTTTTTTTGTGACACAGGAGAATATTGTGGTTACGCAGAGTGGCGGATAATGAAAGACGTAATTCCGGTTGGTGGATTTATAGCTTTACACGACATACATTACCCAAAATCTGTTAAAAATTTTCGGACTTACAGGGAAATATTATCAGATCAGAACAAATGGGAATTACTTTATAAAAGTATGTCGAGACAAGGTTTGTGTATAGCAAGGAGAATAGCGTGATTAATATGATAGATGTTGGTTACACTAAGAAGATTAATCCTTCGTGGGAACGCCACGCAGACAGGATAGATTATCTCTTATCTTTTAATCCGATGATAGAATCTTTTAATTTAGAAAAACATTGTCATTTACAACTTGCTATAACAAATGAACATAATTCTCAACCCATGGATTTCAACATTTATAGAAAAGGGGCATGCTCGTCTTTGTTTAAAGTTGATAGAAAGATTCTTGATATAAGACCCGGCGACCCTAAGGATATGGATCTTATTAAGACTGTAAAAGTTGGGTGTGTTCGTTTAGATGAATTACTTTGTACGATGGACACTAAATTTAATTACCTGAAAATAGACACACAGGGTTCTGATCTTGCTGTTATTGAAAGTATAGGGGAATATCTTAAAGATTTATGGGCGATAGAAGCAGAAGTTTTCTTTGAAAGGTTTTATGAAGGCGCACCAATGTGTGATGAAATTTGTGGATATTTGGGTAGAACTAAGTATTTTAAATTTGTGAGAAATCTTCGTAAACCTAATAATCTTTTTGGTGATTATTTATTTGTTAATATTAATGCACCGGTAGAATTTTTGAAATTCATGGAAAGGATATACAAATGCAAAATTTTATCGGTCTAATACCGGCACGATATGCTTCGTTGAGGTTTCCGGGTAAGCCTTTATGTGACCTTCTTGGCAAACCCATGATACAGCGTGTTTATGAGCAAGCCATAAAGTGGGAAAAATTTGACAAGGTTTATGTTATCACAGATAGTATAGAAATTCAAATGGCATGTTATTCTAAACAGATACCTTGTTTGATGACATCACCGGACTGTAAGGATTGCTTGGATAGGGCGTGGGAGGCATCACAGCAATTAGAGTCTAGCGGGCAGGGCGCAGATCGTTATATCATAATTCAGGGTGATGAGCCTCTATTTAACCCGGACACTTTAAATATTGATTATGACCATGGTTGTATAAATTTTTATACACAGTCCCTTACAGATATTGATGACCCTAATGCTGTTAAAGTTGTAATGAGTAATACTTGTAGGGCTATGTATTTTTCAAGGTTTTCTATCCCGTATCGTGGTGCTTCAACGCAACGTGCTGTTTCAACCGTACCGTGTTATAAACAGATTGGTGTCTACGCTTTTTCGATCGATATGTTAAGAATTTATCACGAGTTGGAACCTTCTACATTAGAAAATACAGAAGGGATAGGACTCAACAGGTTATTAGAAAATGATTATGAAATCTTAATGCGACATACGCCTCATGATAGCATTAGTGTGGACACGCCGGAAGACAGGGAAAAGGTCATTGAAATTATGAAAGGACAATTATGAGAATTTTTGTAGGTGACGAATCTTTTGCTAAATACGATTCTCTGGGATTGAATATGTTAAAAGACTCGGGTATGTTAGAAGAATTTATGTGCAGAGACGACGCTGAGGGTATTATTGCAGGCATTGAGCCTTATAATGAAGATGTATTAAAAACAATTCCCAATTTACGAATAATCTCTCGTATGGGTGTAGGCTATGATAATGTTGATATAGATTATTGTAGAGAACATAACATCATGGTTACTTATACACCGGAAGCACCCGCCGGTAGTGTGGCGGAACTTACAATAGCACAGATGTTAAATCTTATCAGATCGCTGCCACGGAATAACGAAGAAGTAAAAAAGGGTTGGTGGAACAAATATCTCGGTAAGAAATTCTCAGAGTTGACAATTGGTGTGATAGGTGTCGGCAGAATAGGTCAGCGTGTTATAAAACGATTACAACCGTTCACTCCTAAAGAGATTTTGGCTTATGATATAGATACCCTTAAAGTTGAAAAATTTTGGATAGAGGGGGGTTGCGCTTTTACGGATTGTCTTAATGTTGAAACCTTGATAAAAGATTCCGACATCATAACGGTTCATATACCGATGAGTGCCGGTAACAAAAATTATCTTAATAAGAACTTTTTTAAAGCGATGAAGAATGGGTCTTATTTAATAAACACTTCCAGAGGTGGTATTCTTAACGAGTGTGATTTATATGAAACTTTGTTTCATCATTCTCATAAATTAGCGGGAGTGGCTTTGGATGTGTTTTTTGAAGAACCCTATAACGGACCCCTCATTAAATTTAATAACATCTTGATGACACCACATGTAGGCTCTTTAACACTAGAGGCCAGGATTGCTATGGAAATCGGTGCTGTAAATAGTTGTGTTAATTTTTTAAGTCATGGTGATGTAATCAATCCTGTTCCGGAAATGGAGATGACCGATGAACCCATTAAAAACTAATGAGATAACTTGTGGCGGTTGGGTGCAGACAGGTTCAACAGGTATAACCGAAGTTATGGCTGACTCCGGCTATTTTGATTGGATATGTATCGATTTGGAACACGGGATAATTGCAGGATTTGAAGCCTTGGTTAATATGATAAGAACTATTGAGCTTTATAATGTTACGCCTGTTGTAAGAGTCCCAAAAAATGATTATAAATGGATTGGACGCTCGTTGGATGCGGGAGCAAAAGGTATTATCGTCCCGATGGTTAATTCCGTAAGTGATGCCGTTCGTGCGGTCGAATCTTCAAAGTACCCACCACAAGGAAAACGAGGTTTTGGTTATTCTCGGGCTAACAAATTTGGTAGAACTTTTTGGAACGATATTGAAAAAGATGATATAGCGGTAATCGTGCAAATAGAGCATGATGACGCTCTAAGGAACTTGAAAGCTATATTATCGGTAGACGGAGTTGATGGTTCTCTGATAGGGCCGTTGGATTTACGCGGTTCTATCGATATTACTATGGATGATATTTTATTTGCAAAGTTACTTACGGAATATATGGGCGTGTGTCGTGATTTGGGTAAGCCTGCCGGTACTCATATCGTTGACCCTAATTTGTTAAGCGTGGAAGACGCTAAAATGGAAGGTTACAAGATTATAGCTGTTGGAACAGATGCTGTATTTTTAAGACAGAGAATGGATAATCTATTATGTTAAATTTTTATGAAATATTTGAGACAGGTATTGACATTTTCAATGAACGAGTTATGCCCAACGTTAAACTCGAAAGAGGGATATTAAATACTGAGGGTATGGCATTTTGTGTTTTGGCAGATTATCTAGGTGTCGATCTAATAATAGAATCTGGTGTGTGTAATGGTGGTTCAACTACTATTTTAGGTAAATACTTTACCGATATACCAATAATAAGTATAGATACCATGACTAAAATGGAAGCAATAGTTAGAACATCCATTTTTCACAATATTACACTTATAACCGGGGATAGTACAGTTATACTTCCCCAAGCCATCGATGTTTTTAAAGATAAAAAGATAGCTATATTGATTGATGGTCCAAAGGGTAATGACGCTCTTGATTTAGCCGACAAATGTTTTGAAAAAGAAAATGTTTTAATTATTGGAATTCATGATTTATATAAAGGTTTATATGGTAAACCTAAATTGGATAGAATACGATTTGATAACCTAAAATTGGATAAATTTACTACAGATGATGATGCGTTTGTTGCAAAATATGAATACCTTAATGTAGGTCAGTACGACCCAAGACACGATAAATATTACTCCAAAGAACTTGGTGGTTACGGGCCTGTGATCGGATTTATGTTGAAAGGCGTATAATGAAATTAGCTGTAATTTACAATCCAAACGAACACAAATTCCAGCCATCGTCATATTCTCAGACATACAAACACATGCTTGACGCCGTTATAGAATATAAGGAATGGGATGAAGTTCAGATTGTAACACCGGGATTAGAAGTCTTACCGGATGTTGATGTTATTGTAATTTTTGACATTCACAGTTCTTACCACGCTGAATTTCCGGGGTTATCTTTACACAAAGCACTAAAATACACATATTTTAACGACCCACATCAAGAGGACATGGAAGGAATTTATAAGGACAATACACCCGTTAAAAAATTAGGGATTAAATCCAGAATTGACAGGGCTATGAAACGTCAAGTTGATTTTATAATTTGTCCCTATAAAGATGGTTATTACCATTTTTTGGCGCCGGAAATAGGTGATAGTGCAAAAGATATGTTGATGTGGTTTCCAATTTCACCAAAAAAACAGGAATATCACAACCGGCCTCTTGTGGAAAGAGAAGCTGGTATCCTTGGTAATGGTCATTTATGGGAAGGAAAAAATGGATTTACACCTTATAAATTTCGTAACTGGGCCTACCGCCAACCAAACATTGACTTTGTTAAACACAGTATTTCTGATAATAGGGTTCCTTGTGGTGATCTCTATATCGAGTTTCTATCAAAATGGAAAGCAGGTTTAGCCCTCACGGACTGGTATGTTGTCCCAAAATATTTAGAAATTCCGATGGCTGGATGTTTGTGTTTCGCCCAATTTCATCAGGATTACAGCGATATGGGATTCATATCGGGTGTTAATTACGAAGAAGTTAATGAAAATAATTTTAACGATAAAATACAACATTTTTTACTGGATACTAAATATTATCAAAATACAGCAGATGCTGGTAGAAAACTCGTTGAAGAAAACTATACAAACGTACATTTTGCAAAAGCTTTATACGATCACGCGAAAGGGAAAATATAATGGCGGCAGTAATAGAAATTTCCGAAGTTCAGGTTTTATTAAGATTAGGCTATAGTGACGAAACTAAGTTTATTTCGGATGCTATACCTATAGTTCAGTCAACTATAGATAATTATTTTAATACAACGTTTACTAGTTACCCAGCATCCCTTAAAAGACCCGCCGTTTTTCTTATAAAGCAGCTCATGGATAACCCCGGTGGACTTTGGCGTGAACAAGTTGGTGACGACGAAAAGGAGTTTAGGGGTGTCGACCTAAGTAAATTATTCAGTGGTCTTGATTCTCTCAAAGTTAGTAAAAACGTAAATAGAGCCCAATACTTTAATCTTGAGGAAATCAACACAAATTTGGGAATAGCTAACGGTTAAAAGAAACAAGAAAGGGGTAATATTATGCCAGTTCATGCTTGCCAATTAAATAAAAAGCCGGGTTATAAATGGGGTAGTAGTGGAAAATGTTACACTTATACTCCAGGTAATGAAGCAAGTAGGAAGGCCGCTCACGCAAAAGCCGAAAAACAGGGTAGGGCGGCAAGAGCTTCGGGTTATAAAGGTTAAGGAATACTATATTGTATTTAAGAGATAAATTTGTTGTAAGACGAAGTATTTTAGTTTCCGATGGTATTGGTGGGTTTAGTGAGTCCCTGTCAGATTGTAGGTCTGATGTTAAATGTTATTTGAGAAAAACTACAGGTGAAGAACTTGTTGAATTTGCAAAAAAGGGAAAATTTGCCACACATAAATTATACTGTAGTGATATAGATATTACAGTGTCCGATATAATAAGTGTAAGGCAATTCGGAGAAACTATTAGTAACACATTTGAAATAGAAAGTATAGACCAACGCAGAGATTTAAGTACTGGTCATAAAAAACAAATGCACATTTATTTGTATACTAGGGAATAAAATAATGGTAATAATAGCCGATAACATACAATTATTTAAGGGTGAAGTTAAAGCAGAAGCCCTTAAAAGACTAAGGAAAGCCGCTGATGTTGTAGCTAGTGCCGCTAGAGATAATGTCCCCGTGGACACGGGAGATTTGAAAGCTAGTATTCATGTGGAAATTGATGAGGGTGATTTGGTAGCTAGAATAATTGCGGACGCTTTGAGAAAAACTCCGTCTGCGTCTGGTCCATTATCCTATGCTTGGTATGTTGAAACGGGTATGGGTAATGGTCCCGCACAACCTTATATGCGACCAGCGTTACTTTCAAGTATGAGCGAGATTGAAGGGATATTCTCATGACAGAAATAGAAAGTGCTATATGGAGTAAATACAATAGTGATGTCGCTTTGAAAGCTGTATTAACAGGTGGATTTCATAACACGGAAGCCCCACAAAACGCTCAAATGCCATACGGTGTATTTCAGATAATTAGTGCTGTTCCAAGATTAACATTTTCCGAAGATCAGGAAAATGTTTTGGTACAAATTAAATTGTTTAGTGATAAAAAGAGTTCGTCAGAACTCAATGGAATGTTCTCGGCCATTGAAAATACTTTTAAATTCAAGACTCTCACCTTGACAGACTATACTGGTATTTTATGTACGAGACTAGGTGCTATCAAAAGTAAGTTTGAGGATGTATGGCAATACACCATATCATATTTATTTTTGATAGAGAAAAATGTATCAGTGAGGTAAGATAAATATTCTATTATCGTGAAGCGACAGCTTAAAGCATTGACGTCAGTTATATGCATAAATTAACTTTTTACAGGAGTACATATTATGAGTGACGTGAAACCCGGCTATCTCGCTAAAGTTGAGATTTCCAGTGGTAATCAAATCCTCGGTGCAGGTACTTGGTCGTATAC